TTATTCTCCTGTGTTGATGCGTTCTGTTTCACAAATATCGGCAAGGTTACAATTTAACCCTGAGCATATCTTCATTAAAAGATCTGTAGTAACGTTGGCATTTTTTCCTAGCTTAGCAATAGATGCTGCACTAATATCACATTGTTTTTGCAAATCCTTTTTTTGCATGCCTCTGTCAATTAGTAACTTCCATAACTTTTTGTAGCTCATCTTATAGTTGATTTTTAACTTAGTTTGATTGTTGTTCATTCCAAGATCTCCCAAATAACTCTTTACCACCACGCTCTAACGTAAGAACAGTGTGCTTTTTTATAATTTGTTGTGCCTTGTCTGAAAGAAGATCAATAGTATCAATAGAAATGAAAACCTGTTTATTTTCCTTTCCATACATTTCAATGATCTTATCCTTGCGATCTATTTCAATGTTAGAGAACATCAAAGAATCATGAATAAAGAACGGTAATCTGGTTAACTCTAAGCATGCCTGATCAAAAAGAATTAGACCTTTAAATGAGGTACCTGTTCCTTGATCATTAATAGTTTCAAAGGAATAATTGTTAGCTTTTAATTCAATATGGGGCGGCTGAAAAGAGGATGAACCACATATCTCTTCATTTAGCTTGGCCATTTTTTCATTTAGTAAGTGCTGAACTTCCGCAAGCTGAGTATTCACAGTTGTTTTTAAAGCTTCATTTTGATCTTTTTGCGCTTCTTTAAGTTCTTTTTTCTTCTCATAATTTTTATTTTCGTCTTCCAACCTTTTAAGTTCAGCTTTTTTATCAGCATAGTCATTAAGAATAGCCGTTTGAACGTTAGGAGCTTGTTGATTTTTAATTTTCCTTGCTTCAGTTACTAGCTCGTTAATATGATGATCAATTTCACTAATATTTTTCTCTAAAGAGTTCTTCTCTTTTTCAAATTCCTCTTTCAAGAACTTGGTAACTTGATGATGAAACTTGTCGATTTCTTCTATCTTATTTAAATCAATGTCTGGGAAAAATTGTTGTAATTCTCGATAATTACTTCTAAATTTACCAGGCCCAGCTTGCTCATTAGCCTTAACAACATTAAGTCTACTAATATATGTATTCTTGTAATCTCTCAATTTTGATAAATCTTCTCTAATACTTCTAAGATGTTCAGCCTGTATTTCATCTAGATTTAATGTTCCTTCATTATTTTTTGATTCTAGATCAGATAGCTCATCTTTAAGTTCAGAAATTTTATCAACGTTTTCTTTGAACTGCTTTTTAGTATCTACTATTGGCACATACTTAAACGCACCTGCATTTTTAAATACTTTATAGGCTTTATCAGCGTCACTTGCAGCTTTTTCCCTCGCCTCTATCGGAGAATATCTATCAAATAGTTTCAACAAACTATAAACCTGTTGCTTGCCTTGTTCCTGATTAACAGCTTGCAACGGTCTTCTTTCATTCACTGTTTGACGGTTATAGACCCGAATAAATCTGCTAACAGCGTTTCTAAAAGATAATCCAGGCAGGTCCAAATTATATTTTTTAGACAAGAACTTTAAATATTCATCCCTTGTCATCCTTTTATCCGCTAAAGGCTTAAAATTTTCATCACAGACATTGATGTTTTGAAAATCCTCAGTGGATCTTGAAAAATAGTAGTCTTTACCATTAAATTCAAAAATAAATTTGATAGTATGCTGTCCAACATTCTTTTGAACGTCACTATCCTTCTTTACGTAATCATTCCCTCCAAACACGAAATCTAAGATCATTAAAAAGGTAGATTTCCCTATTGAATTAGTTCCACCCTTTCCACCTAGTACAACATTTAGCCCCTTACCAAAATTTATTGGTCCTCGAACCTTTCCATCAATAATAAATTGATCACAACTAATTTGCTTTAACACTGTGTATCACACCTGTCTCTTTATCAATGCGAATTTTACCCAAAGTAAATAAACAATCTAAGGACTCAACAAATTCGCCAACATCATCAAAATATCTTTTTGTGGCTGCAAAAAGTTGTTGTGGATTCATAGCATCCTTATCTAAGGCTTTTAAAATTTTAGGTAGATTGGCTAGTGTACTCTCTTTATAATCAGTAACTTTACTGGGCAATTTCAACTTCAAACACCTCACAATTTTGTACAAAGAAAGCAACTAAAATTCTCGCCGCTTCTATAAAATCATTTTCCAAATGTTCTTTTTCAAGAATCCAATGAGCCAGATGATTAAAAACTTCACTCTGACTTAATCCTTCTCGTTTAAATTTGATATATGCCAATTTAATTGTTGTGGCCAGATCATCAAAACTGAACGAGTTACCCTCCATACTTGAGAATTGATCTCTTATTTTGTTGTAGTAACCCATAACATAAAATTGAACAGCACCTTGCAAAGGATAGTCATTGTTAATCTTTTCTTCTATCTTATGCGCATCATAAGAAATGGGATTAGTAATCTTATCGGGCTTTATCTCTTTTAAGCCCTTTATAACTTTGATTAAATTATCTTCTAAGGTTAACTGATTAAGTCCTTTGGCGAGTTTGTGTTCAATATCAATACGTCTTTTTTCATTAACTAAGGTTTGATAATTCTTTAATGTTGGATTCTCGAGATAAAGATTTGCACAATTTAAGCACAAGGGAATTTTATTTTCCAAAGCATCTGAATTTTCAGGTGCTTTTTTTATTTTGGAAAATTCTGCTTTACCTTCCATTGATAGATTGGCTGGAAAAATATGGACCACATCATATCCTGCAATTGCTTCAGTATCTCCATCAGTAATCAATTCTCGTCCACATAGTGGACATTTAAATCGAACATCGTGGACTAACTTTAAGTAGGTAACATTCTTTTTATCATCTGCAATATCGGATTCAGTCACAGAACTTTTTCCTTCCTTAAATTTTTCTAGGAAGGCTTTCATTATGTCAAAACATACTTTACCTAATGAAGCAGAAGTAACATTAAAACTTCTTTTTCTAAGTTCATCTCTAATACCTTTTTTTGCCCCAGGAGCTGCAAAAACAATTCTTTCAAAAAATCGATTTCCATCACTGATTCTTTTCAAGATATCTTTTGCATCTTTTTTTGGAATTTTTCTGGATCCAGAACAGTACTTATTAATCGTGTCTGCTTCCTTATTATTTAACGGATTTAAATCTCCGTTTTCCGCTTTTTGGTCTTCCTCTTCTGTTTGCGGTTCACGGATCAACATATCAATTAAATTTTTAAGGAACTCTGGTCGGCCTTCTTTGTTGCTTTCTTTAGATTCTGGGTCAGCCAGGTAAGTCCACATTATGTCAAAGAAATCAGAAAATTCCATATTAATCACACTCTACTTTCGGACAAAAAATGCCCGATTTTGTCTCAAACTGTCCGGGGTCAAATTCTTGTTTCCAATATACTAATTGTGAATTAAAGATAATGATTCAATTCACTATTTAAGTATACCGTTTACATATACGTTTCTCAATATTATTTAGGCGATCGTGAATTTTATCTATTTAATTCAACATGCATCGTCAAGCTAACGATGTTCCAGCATGCTTACCAAATTGAATACTTTAACTGCAACCAGCCACTGGAAGGTTTGCTGCAGTCCCGAAACGAATAAGTTTCGGACTGTTTTGCACACTACCAGTGGCTCTTTTTGTCCTTTGCCTTCGTTTCGGGAGATCGGAATGGAGGTTTTATTAATGAAAACAGATAACAGTGAGTATGAATTAATCGGTGAAAAGGACGGCAAGTTAATCGTTAGGGTAAAGCACATGGGAAAGCAGGTAACTACAATTACCAAAGCGCAGGGAAATATTGTATTTGACTTTAATCATGATCAATACAATTCAGATCATCGAAATGAAAGGCATCAAGACAAGTTCTTTGCTACTTCATTAGAAGATCCAGACATTAATGCAATCGATACGTTAGCGGATAGGTATTCTATGGAAATCACGTCTGTTTACGGGAAAGATCATTTGTTAGATATGTTAATTAAAAATGAAGACAATCAACTACGCCAACAATTAGCTAATCAATTACCAGATGCTTTAAAGACTTTAACTGTCAAACAGCGGTATGCTGTCCTGAGCTACTACTGTCTGAAACTCAGAAAAAGGCAAATCGCCAACAATATGGGTATCAGTAATGTCATGGCTGGTAGACATGTTAAAGCTGGCTTAGCAAAGCTGCGACAATTCTACGGGATCAAAAGTAATTAAGAAAAAGTGAGCCAGAGATGGTTCACTTTTTTTCTTCTCCTGGCAAATAGATGTGAGGAATGACCCACACAGTTATTTGAAAGGAGATAAAAGATGGCTAATAAAGTGTCAATTAAGCTTACCAAGCACCCTCAAGATGGCATCATCAACATGCGCAACGTCACGATCTGTGAACGACTGCTGCGTTTGCTGCTTGGTAAACCACATCACTTGATGGTGATCGCACCTGGCAAAGATGTTCAACAGCTACAGATTAACGAAGTAAAGGAGGATTCCTATGAGCGCAATGAATGATCTTGATTTGAAACTCAAGGAAGCTGAGAACTTAATCGATCAGACCAAAGAAGTAATTCTGTCCCTTCATGAATTGCTATCAAGCAATGAAAATGGAGAGCAATCTGATGATGAGCAGCCAAAGCGCGATCCAGTTGAAGATAAAGTAACGGTCCGAAAAATGCTAGCAAAGAGGAGTGCCGAAGGCTACACCACCCAAGTGAAAGCATTGCTTCAAAAGTTTGGCGCTGAAAAGCTATCCGATGTAGACCCTAAGGATTACGAGGACCTCTACTACAGTGCGGAGGGATTAGGACAATGAGTTCACCAAAACACCATGCTTTACTATCAGCTTCCAGTGCCAACCGTTGGCTAAGTGCTCCGCCACTGCCACGATTAGAACAATACTTCCCACACTCCACTTCCAATGCTGCCGCCGAAGGAACGGCTGCTCATGCCTTGGGTGAGTATAAGATTCATCGACTGCTTGGTGATAAGTTCAAGCGTCCATCTTCTGACTACCAATCTGATGAGATGGAGAGTCTGACTGACGATTATGCCAGCTACGTCATGGAACAATATAACCAGGCAACAGAATACGCACCCGACGCCACCATTCGCGTAGAACAGAAACTGGACTTCTCCAAATACGTCCCAGAAGGCTTCGGCACTGGCGACTGCGTGATAGTTTCTGACCACCTACTCCACATCATCGACTTCAAATACGGTAAAGGTGTCCGAGTGGAAGCCAAGAATAATCCACAGATGAAGCTCTACGCCATTGGTGCCCTAGAAATGTTCGGTAACTTGTACACCGTTGATGAGATCGAAACTACAATTTTCCAACCTCGCATGGCTAACATCAGCACCTGGACCATCAATGCAAAGGAATTAATGCACTGGGCTCATACTGAGCTGAAAGAAAAAGCCGAGCTAGCCTTTGCTGGTCAAGGCACAGTACGTTATGGTCCTTGGTGCCAATTCTCTGCTTGCAGTGCAGTGCTACGTGCCCGCTATGACTATCATCACAAGCTCACCCGCTTCCAACTACGGTCACCTAATTTGCTAACCGATAGTGAGGTCACCGAAGTCCTAGAACACATTGATGATTTAAACCGCTGGGCGCACGAGGTCAAAGACTACGCTGCCGACCTAGCCATCAATCATGGCAAGCAGTGGCCGGGTTACAAAATTGTCGAAGGCCGATCAGTTCGGCATTACAGGGATGAATCAGCCGTTGCAAAAATTGCTGAAGCCCATGGTTATCACAATATCTATCAGAAAAAAATACTGCCGATCACGAAACTAGAAAAACAGCTCGGTAAGAAAAAGTTTACCGAACTGTTCAGTCAGGAAATTGTTAAACCCGCGGGTAAACCAACCCTAGTACCAAATTCTGATCGGCGCCAAGGCATTGGCAAATCAAACCCCAAGGATGAATTTAAGGAGGAAAAATAATATGTCACAACAAACTAAAGTCGTTACTGGTATCAATACTCGTCTCTCTTACGCTAACGTATGGGATCCAAAGTCCATTAATGGCGGTAAAGAAAAGTATTCAGTCAGTCTGATCATTCCCAAGTCAGATAAGAAAACAATTGCTGCCATTGAGAAAGCTATCGATGCTGCCATCCAGGAAGGCATTGGAAAGTTTGGTGGCAAGAAGCCTAACAAGGCTACTCTGAAGCTTCCACTTCGTGATGGTGACGTGGAACGTGATGATGTTGCCTACCAAGATAGCTACTTTATCAACGCTAATTCAATTACGGCTCCCCAGATTGTGGACAAGCATGTCCAACCAATTCTTGATCGCAACGAAGTTTACAGTGGCTGCTACGCCCGCGTTTCCATTAACTTCTATGCTTTTAACACCAACGGCAACCGTGGTATCGCCTGTGGTCTTGGTAACATTCAAAAGATTCGCGATGGTGAACCACTAGGTGGACATGCTAGTGCTAGCGATGACTTCACAGCTATTGATGATAGTAGCGACGATGATTTCTTAGCTTAAATCAGAAAACGGGTAGTCACTTTGGCTACCCATTTTTTGTAGAAAGGATTCCTAATGAAGCAAATCTCGATTGATATCGAAACTTATTCAAGCACCGACCTGAATCAGACTGGTGTCTATCGCTATGCTAATAGTGACGATTTTGAACTTTTACTCTTTGGTTATGCCGCTGACTTTGGACCAGTCAAGGTGGTGGACATAACACAAGGTGAAAAAATTCCAACAGAGATTCTTAAAGCCTTAGATGATCCCACCATTATTAAGAGTGCCTTTAATGCTCAATTTGAACGAGTTTGCCTGTCACGGTTTGTGGGGCATCGTCTAAAGCCTGTCAGTTGGCACTGTTCACGAGTATGGTCTGCTTCCCTTGGCCTACCCTTATCGTTACGCGACGTGGGTACTGTTTTAGGACTCCCTCGTCAAAAGATTACGGCTGGAAAAGAACTCGTGCGCTACTTCTGTACTCCCTGCAAGCCAACCAAATCTAATCAAAATCACACACGTAATTTTCCTTATCATGCACCTGATAAATGGCAGCAATTCAAACAGTACAACCAACGTGACGTTGAAGTTGAAATGGAAATTACCCAGAAACTTGAACGCTTTCCAGTTCCCCAAAATGAATGGGAAAACTACTGGATGGATCAGGATATCAATGACCGCGGTATTCGGATTGATCAACAACTGGTCAACAACGCCATCAAGTGTCAAGAAAAGTTCCACGATCAGTACTTACAAACCTCCAAAAAATTAACTGGTCTGGCCAATCCCAATTCACCATTGCAGTTGAAGGATTGGCTTCATCAACAGGGAGTAGAAACCGATTCACTCTCCAAGGCAGCAGTAGCTCAGCTTTTACATACTACTACTGGCACGGTCCATCAAATTCTAAGCCTGCGTCAACTATTATCAAAATCTAGCGTAAAGAAGTATCAGGCAATGCAAAAAGCAATGTGCCAAGATGGTCGCGTTCATGGACTCCTGCAATTTTATGGTGCCAATCGGACTGGTCGGTGGGCTGGGCGCTTAGTACAAGTACAAAACCTGCCACGCAATTCAATGCCTGACCTAGAAGAAGCGCGTGAACTAGTTAAACAAGGCAACACTACTGCGCTCACGATGCTTTACGACTCAGTACCTGACGTCCTATCACAATTAATTAGGACCGCCTTTATTCCCAGCCAAGGACATCATTTCTATGTAGCTGACTTTTCAGCCGTTGAAGCACGTGTAATTGCTTGGCTCTCTGGTGAGCAATGGCGACAAGAGGCCTTTTCCAATAATGAAGATATCTACTGTGCATCCGCTAGTCAGATGTTTGGTGTTCCCGTTGTTAAACATGGAGTTAATGGTGAACTCCGGCAAAAGGGAAAGATTGCAGAACTTGCACTAGGCTATGGTGGTTCCATCGGTGCGCTTAAAGCTATGGGCGCTACTAAGTTAGGCCTAACCGATGATGAGTTGCCACCACTAGTTCAAATGTGGCGTAATGCCAGTCCTCATATTGTGCAGTTTTGGTGGGATGTTGATAAAGCAGCTAAAGAATGTATTAAAACGCACCTACCACGAACCACACATGGAATAAAGTTTATCTATCGTAGCAGCTGCATGTTCTTACGCTTACGGTCCGGTCGCTACCTCTGCTATCCCAAGCCCCAAATTGGTATTAACCGTTTTGGCAGCGAATCAATTACTTTTATGGGTATTAATGTAGTAAAAAAGTGGGATCGTATTGAAACGTATGGCGCAAAGCTCGTTGAAAACATTGTTCAAGCAACCAGTCGTGACTTGTTAGCTGAAGCAATGCAACGCTTAGAAGCTACTGGTAACCCTATTGTCATGCACATTCATGATGAAGCCGTGATCGATGCTCCAGCTGATCGTTCATTAGAAAAAATAGTCAAGATTATGACCGAAGTACCGACCTGGGCTGACGGTTTGATTCTCAACGCTGCCGGTTTTGTCAGTGACTTTTACAAAAAATAATGGTTTACTTTCTGCCCTCATCTGGCTTATCAGTGAGGGCTTTTTGAGTACTCAAATTATATGAAAGGATCTGAATTTATGTCAGAAGCAACCACTGCAATTGCCAAGCTGCGCAATAACAAACTAAATCCCAATTACCGCCCAATGATCTTTGTGATCGCACCCTTTACCGAGGTAGTAAAAGGTGATGTAAAAGCCATTATGACAGTTCGCTCTTACTGCCGCTTTGTCTATCAACAAGGTGGTATCCCAGTTTGTCCACAGCTCTACTTACCTCAATTTATTAACCTGCATCATTCGAAAGAATTTCAAATAGCTGCCTTTATCAATATCGTGCTGCTAACCAAGTGTGCAGAAGCCTGGTCGTTTGGCAACCCGACTCACGATACGCGTTACTTCGTCCGTATTGCCAAGCGGAAGAATAAGGAAGTCCGATACTTTAACACGGAAATGGAGGATTACTAAGATGCACTTTACTTTATCGGTAGCAACTAATTCTGGTCAGGCCAACAATACTATTTATCCCAACCAGCTGACCATTGCTAACCCTCAAGAACTGAAAAAAGCCGTGCAGTACGACCATGTTTGTGGATTATTCAAGAACAATCAACGCAACATTGGCAATTTTATCAAGGCTGACTGCCTAGTCATGGACTGTGATAATGACCATTCAGATGATCCTGCTGCCTGGATTAATCCAACAAGTCTCGCTAACTACTTTGATGACGTTTCCTATGCTATCACCTTGTCGCGTAACAATATGAAAACAAAAAACAAGAAAGCTCCGCGACCAAAGTTTCATATCTACTTTCCAGTTAGTGAAATTGGTGATGCAAGAATCTATGCCGAATTGAAACACGAAATTCAGGAATACTTTCCTTACTTTGATGATAATGCTCTCGACGCTGCCCGTTTCGTCTTTGGTGCCCCTAATACAGAAGCTAGCTGGCACGAAGGTGCACAAACAATCGACCAGTTCATGATGGCCCAACGTTACTTTGCTCAGCAAAAAGTGGGATCAATTCATGAAGGAAAGCGCAATGCAACTCTCTCCCACTTTGCTGGTCGAATCATTATGCGACTTGGTGATACCGCCGAAGCCCGACAAGCATTCCAAGATGAAGCCGCTAAGTGTGACCCACCATTAAAAGATCCAGAGTTAAGAACAATCTGGTACAGTGCTATTAAATTTGGCCAGCGGATGGCTAGTCAAAAAGGTTATATTCCGCCTGAAGAATACAACCAACCAAACGATAACCTTCGACCTGATGATTACTCTGATACTGGTGAATCTTATGTATTCGTTGATAACTGCAAGGACCGGGTTTGCTACACCAATCAGTCCGGTTTTATGTGGTTTAACGGTAAGGTTTGGCAAGAGTCCGAACCCCTCGCTCTCGGTGAAGTTCAGCGCTTTACTGATAAGCAACTCAACGATGCTCAACTACGCGTCGCCAAGGCTTATCAGGTAATCCAACAAAATGGTGTATCAAAAGATATCCAAACGATGGGTAAAACTAAAGCCAGTCGTTTCTTTAACGATGACCAGCAGGCAGCTTTTAAAGAGTACGAAAATGCCAAGAATTATGAAGCTTTCATTCTCAAGGAACGTAGCACCCGCGGTATCAACGGAATCTTAACTAACGCTCGGCCTAAACTCGTCAAAGAAATTAATGAATTTGATGCTGATCCATTTTTACTGAATACACCAACCGGTCCCTTCAATTTAAAAAAAGGAATGCATGGCCAACAAGAAAGCAAAGCTAGCGAGCTAATCACCAAATCCACGTCTTGTATTCCTGGCAACCAAGGAGCTTCACTCTGGCAAGAAGCACTCACTACATTCTTTTGTGGTGACCAAGCATTGATTAATTACGTCCAAGAAATTGTGGGACTGGTGGCGATCGGTCAGGTGTACCTGGAAGCTCTGATTATTGCTTACGGCAGCGGGAGGAATGGTAAGTCAACCTTCTGGAACACCATCGCTAATGTACTCGGCACTTATACCGGTCACCTCTCAGCTGATGCCTTGACCACTGGTGTCCGGCGAAACGTCAAACCAGAGATGGCCGAAGTCAAAGGCAAGCGGCTAATCATCTCCGCTGAACTAGAAGAAGGTAAGCGACTGAACACTTCCATCGTCAAGCAACTCTGTTCAACTGATGAAATCTATGCCGAAAAGAAATACATGAAACCTTTCTCCTTTACGCCCAGCCACACCATCGTGTTATACACCAATTACCTGCCCCACGTAGGTGGTAATGATGAAGGAATCTGGCGACGGTTAATTGTGATCCCCTTTAAAGCTACGATCGCTAAACGCAATGATATTAAGAATTACGCCCAGTACCTAACCGAAAAAGCTGGGCCGGCAGTCTTGCAGTGGATCATTGAAGGCGCACAGCGAACCATTCAGCAAAATTACCAGTTAACCACTCCAGCTGCCGTAACCAAAGCGGTACGAGCCTACCACGCTGATAACGATTGGCTGAGACATTTCCTTAACGAAAATTGTGAACTTGATCCCAGCTATGAACAAAAGTCAGGCGATCTCTACCAAAAGTATCGCGAATACTGCCAAGGTATCGGTGAATATACCCGCAGCACGACTGACTTTTACACCGCCCTCAAAAATGCTGGCTTTCAACGTCAACACAAACAAAACGGTCGTTTCATCAAAGGACTGCGATTAAAAGTTGATGCCGATGAATTCCTCAGTTGACTGTCATCGACTGTCACACTTTAAAACTCTAAAAGCTTGATACATCAGTGTTTACCAACCCTAATGACAGTCGTGACACTCTTTTACATTACTTGTATATAGGAATAAAAATAGAAAAAAGAGTATAGAGAAGAGTAGTAAAACAACTGTCACGACCGTCATTAACCCTGACGAATCACCGATATATCAACGTTTAGGAAGGATTTTACAAATGTTAGAAAAACAAATCGAAACTACTTTTGTCAAAGCTACTCACCAACGCGGAGGTCTTTGCCTAAAGTTCATCTCGCCATCTATGGCCGGAGTACCTGATCGATTGGTCCTCCTGCCTGATGGTCACATGGGCTTTGTGGAGATGAAGGCTCCTGGTAAACATCCCCGCCCGTTACAAGTGCAAAGACTCAACCAGTTAAAACAACTTGGTTTCCAAGTCTTTGTTTGCGATCAGCTTGATCAGATTGGAGGAATGCTTGATGCAATACAAACCGCATGAATATCAACAATATGCAACTCGGTTTATTTTGGACCATCCCGTAGCAGCCATCTTGCTTGATATGGGACTTGGCAAGAGTGTCATTACCCTAACTGCTATTAAGCAGCTTATTCAGCAAGGTAAAGTTCAACGAGTATTAGTTGTCGCACCACTGCGCGTGGCAAAACAAACTTGGCCAGAAGAAATTAAAAAATGGGACCACTTAAAAGGCCTCACCTACTCGGTCGTCACTGGTTCTAGGCTACAACGCATTAAAGCATTACAACAAGATGTCGACATTTATATCATTAATCGGGAAAACTTGAAATGGCTAATTGAATCCTCTGGTAATTCCTTTGACTACGACATGTTGGTGATCGATGAACTCTCTAGTTTTAAGTCTTACCGCTCACAACGCTTCAAAGCCCTCAAACGAGTACGACCTCTGATTAAACGCGTGGTTGGCTTAACAGGTACACCGTCGTCTAATGGCTTGATGGATCTGTGGGCGGAATTCCGCGTGCTGGACATGGGCCAACGACTTGGCCGCTTTATCTCATCTTACCGGATGAACTACTTTGACCCCGACAAGCGAAACATGTATCAAGTGTTTACCTACAAACCTAAGCCCGGTGCTGAACAAAGTATCTACCGCGCCATTGATGACATCACCATTTCTATGAAGTCTAAGGACTACTTGAATCTGCCACCATTAACTATGAACACCGTTCCGGTAAAAATGAGTGATAGTGAGCAGGCCATCTACGACGAACTCAATTCCCAACTGGTGGTATCAACGCAAGGTAAACAAATAGACGCCTTGAATGCTGCTAGCTTGTCGAACAAGCTATGCCAAATGGCTAACGGATGCGTTTATGATGACCATCAACAAATTGTGCAGATCCACCAGCGAAAACTCGATGCACTCGAGGACTTGATTGAAGCTGCGAATGGCAAACCAGTACTCGTTGCTTACTGGTTCAAACACGATCTCTCTCAGATCAAGCAACGATTCACTGCTCGCGAGATTAAAACTGTTAAAGACATTCAGGACTGGAACGCTGGTAATATTCCATTGGCATTGATTCATCCTGCTTCTGCCGGACATGGTCTCAACCTGCAGGCTGGTGGTGCCACCTTGATTTGGTATGGATTGACTTGGAGCCTGGAGCTTTACCAGCAAACCAACGCTCGGCTCTGGCGGCAAGGGCAACGTCAACCAGTAGTTATCCACCACATCATCACTGAAGGCACCATTGACGAAAACATTCTGGCGGCCCTGAAACGCAAAGACAAAACCCAGTTAGCTTTGATTAACGCAGTGAAAGCCAACCTGAAAGGAAGTGTTATGGCATGAGTATCATGTGGAACTACTTAGACAAACGGCGAGCAACCGTTGCAGCCTTGAAAGATTACGATGGTATGAAGTTCATCATTGACTCTTACCAAGACGACCTGAAGCTAGCCAAGGAACAAATGATTGGTGTCAGTTCGCCACGCTACGGTTTCGTACCTGGCAGCAGTAAAAAAGATAACCCAACTGAGCATCGCCTGCTGCATGGCATCGATGAGACAACCAAGCTGAATGAACGCTACCAACAAGCCCAACTTTACTTCAAGTGGTTCGAGCCAGCCTGGCAAGAGTTATCTGAAGACGAGCGCTTTGTTTTAGATGTCTGCTATCGCACTCCAAACCAGTCAATGAACGAGGGACTAACCATCGTGATGGACAAGTACTTCATTGCGAAAACCACTGCTTACAATCGAAAGAACAAAGCACTCGATCACCTTACCCTTTTGCTTTATGGATCCCACCATTAGAAATGGTAAAACGCAGAACAAACAATCAGCTTATCCATGTTACGATGATAGTGTAGAAAATTAAGATAAGGCATTTGCTTTATAACACTGAAGCCTGGCAGCTTAGAACTGCTAGGCTTTTCTTATGCCCTCAGAAAGGAGGAGTGTCATGCCTTACTCACCCAAGAAACCCTGTCGTTACCCTGGCTGCCCGCGACTAACCCACAACACTTATTGTGACGTCCATGCTAAGCAAGTCAGTTCTCACTACAATCGTTACCAACGACCAAAACGTAGTCGTCCGCGCTATCATCGTGGCTGGCCAAAGATCAGACAAAGGTACCTACTCCACCATCCCTTCTGTGAGATGTGCCTGAGCCAAGGAAGGTATATCAAGGCTACCGAAGTCCATCACGTTCTGCCCTTAGAGCACGGTGGCACCAACGAGTTCAAAAACCTGATGGCATTATGCAAACCATGTCATTCCCGCATCACCGCTCAGATGGATGATCGTTGGCATAAAAAGCCACGTCGATATCATTACTAAACCACGGAGGGGGCCATCAAATCCTTAAAAATTTTTCGCGCGGGAGCGGGCCTGGGCCTTCGTGTACAAAAAATCGAAATCAAACGGGGTATTAACCCCTGCCGGAAGGAGGGAGAGATTTGGCTAAAGATGGTACGAATCGTGGCGGATTCCGGGTCGGCGCTGGGCGAAAATCTAAATCACTGCACGATAAGCTCGAAGCTGGTCAAAAAGCAACTGTTATCGATTTGCCTGAACCAGCTAATCTGGAAGGACACGTGATGCCGCCAGTCAAGAAATACCTCAAGGCCAAACAGAAGAATGGTTTAGAATTTGACGCCGCTGATATTTTTAAAGAAACCTGGGAATGGTTGGGCGAACGTGGTTGTGAAAAGCTAGTTAACACTCAGCTGATTGAACAATATGCCGTTAGCGTTAGCCGGTGGATCCAGTGCGAAGAATGTATCTCTAAGTTTGGTTTTCTCGCTCGCCACCCTACCACTGGTAATGCAATTGCTTCACCATATGTTTCCATGAGTCGTGACTACATGAAGCAATCGAGCCAATTATGGTTTCAGATTTTTCAAGTGGTTAAAGAAAACAATGCCACGACTTATCAAGGATCAACACCACAAGATGATGTCATGGAACGACTCTTAAGAAGTCGGAAAGGAATGAACTAATGAAATTTGTTAAGAAGAAAATAACGGACCTCATCCCCGCGGATTACAATCCACGAAAAGACTTAAAGCCAGGTGATCCTGACTACGAAAAGCTAAAACACTCAATGAAAGAATTCGGCTACGTTGATCCAATCATCTGGAACCAGCAAACTGGTCGCGTGGTTGGCGGACACCAGCGGTTAAAGATTCTCCAGGATGAAGGGATCAAAGAAGCCGAGTGTGTTGTCGTTAATTTAAATGAAGACAAAGAAAAAGCTCTCAACGTTGCCCTCAATAAAATCAGCGGTGATTGGGATAAAGACAAGTTGGCCTTGCTAATGACTGACTTACAAGCCAGCGACTTGGATGTTTCCTTAACTGGCTTTGACGAGAATGAGATCTCAGACCTTCTTAGCACCGCTGACGATACGCATGATGATGATTTTGACGTTGATAGCGAATTGGATAAACCGACCTTCTCTAAAGCAGGAGATCTTTGGCACCTAGGAAAGCACACATTGCTATGTGGTGATGCTACAAAAAAGGAAAGTTTCCATAAATTACTCAGCGATAATAAGGTTAACTTAGTTCTTACTGATCCACCATACAACGTTGATTACCAAAGTAAAGCTGGCAAGATTAAGAACGATCATCAGGATAATGATAAGTTCTATAAATTTTTATTAGCTGCTTTCCAAAACATGAATACTGCAATGGCTAACGACGCCAGCATCTATGTTTTCCATGCCGATACGGAAGGACTGAACTTCCGGCGAGCCTTTCAAGATGCTGGTTTTTATCTATCCGGTTGTTGTATCTGGAAAAAGCAATCACTGGTACTCGGTCGCTCCCCTTATCAATGGCAACATGAACCCGTGCTCTACGGCTGGAAGAACGATGGAAAGCACGAATGGTATACCGGTCGCAAGGAATCCACCATCTGGGAATTTGATCGACCAAAACAAAGTAAGGAACATCCAACAATGAAGCCTATTCCATTACTTGCTTACCCAATTATGAATTCGACAATGTCTAACTGTACGGTTCTTGATCCCTTTGGTGGTTCTGGATCTACCCTCATTGCTTGTGAGCAAACCAACCGGATTTGTTACATGATGGAACTGGATCCTAAATACTGTGATGTGATTGTTAATCGCTACATCAAACAAGTCGATTCGGATCAAGATATCAGTGTGGAAAGAGATGGTCATATAATTCCTTACAGTAATCTAAAGAAGCCGGCCTAAAGCGCGGGAAAGCCTTGCTATCTGTGCCTTTTAGAGTGATGTATACAGTGATCAAACAAGGAGGTACAGAATATGGAAATTAATTTTAATGTTCATGGTCAACAGCGTAAAAAGCTAGTCGAACAGATTGCTAACTATACTCAACAAAAAGCTGAATATCAGTACACACCAACCTACGCATACCAGATTGGCAAATACACTGTCAGTAAAGATGGGAACCTTTCATCCCCTGATGAGATTCCATCCAACCTAATCGACAAACTTAAAGAACTTGGTTTCCGGCCCGCTAACATTATCAAATTGCATCTTGCTTACCGTCGAGATGACTTTACCGATCAAGCCTTAGAAAACCTGCGTCACCTAATTTGGGCCAAGGGACAACTAATCAAAGATGCTTGTCAGCTCGATTCGCTAAAACTAGACGTTGATGATCAACAGGTGACATTTAACTGGTTCAACAAGGTAAAGCTTGATGATGCCACAGCTTATCAACAATTTATCGACAAACTTGTGCAATATGCAAAAGATCATCAACGGATTGTGTCAGAACCTCATGAAGAAAGCAATGAGAAATATGCTTTTCGTTGTTTTCTACTACGCCTGGGTTTTATCGGTCCCGAATACAAAACACAACGGAAAGTACTGTTACGAAATTTAGCCGGATCAGCTGCTTTTAAGAATCAGGAGGCCTAATCATGAGCAGAATCAAAGATGAACTAGCTAGACGTGACCGAATTCGCCAGCAGGTCTTACAAATTCGCAATACTGGCGAAGTAAACATGTTTGATATCGAGAATGTTAAACGACTGGCCTACTATTACAACTGCCACGATTTGATCGATTACCTGACTACTGAACGGGCCGGCTATGTCAATTTGATTTTAACTGGTAAATTCAATTAATCATTAAGCATTGAGTTCATTCTCAGTGCTTTTTTAGTACTAATGAAAAGGAGTGATGTTTTCTTGAGAAAGTTAAAAGATTATAAACCAACTCGTTTTATGGCTAAGGATTCCACTTACAGCAAAGATGCAGCTGATTTTGCAGTTTCTTTCATTGAATGTCTCTGCCATACTAAGGGAACTTGGGCAGGAAAACCCTTTGACTTGATTGATTGGCAAGAAAAGATTATTCGTGACATCTTCGGTATTCTGAAGCCTGATGGCTACCGCCAATTCAATACTGCTTACGTTGAGATTCCAAAGAAACAAGGAAAATCAGAACTAGCGGCAGCAGTCGCTCTTTTGCTTTGTTGTGCAGATGGTGAGGAACGAGCCGAAGTGTATGGTTGTGCCGCTGATCGGCAACAAGCAGCGATTGTTTTCGACGTGGCCGCTGATATGGTACGAATGAACCCGGCTTTGAAGAAACGATGCAAAATTCTCGCTTCACAAAAACGGCTGATCTATGAACCCACTAATAGTTTCTATCAGGTTCTATCTGCTGACGCTTATTCTAAACATGGGTTCAATGTGTCCGGAGTTATCTTTGACGAACTGCATACCCAACCGAACCGGAAACTCTATGACGTTATGACGAAGGGATCAGGGGATGCCAGAACACAACCTCTTTACTTTCTAATAACCACTGCTGGTAATGATGAAAATTCAATCTGTTATCAAGTCCATCAAAAAGCAATCGACATCATGAAGGGCCGTAAACATGACCCCCGTTTTTATCCGGTTATTTATGGTGCCGGGCGTGATGAAGATTGGTCGAGTCCTGAAGTTTGGAAAAAAGCTAATCCCTCCCTGGGTATTACCGTCAAGATGGAGAAGGTTAAGGATGCTTATAATTCAGCTAAGGAGAATCCGGCTGAAGAGAATACCTTCCGACAACTACGGTTAAATCAGTGGGTGAAGCAAGATGTTCGATGGATGCCGATGGACAAATGGGATGCTTGTGCCTTTCCTGTTGATCCCGATGAATTACGTGGCCGCGATTGCTATGGTGGTCTTGACCTGTCATCAACTACTGATATTACGGCTTTTGTACTGGTGTTTCCTCCTAGAGATGATTCAGAAGGTTACACCCTGCTACCTTACTTCTGGATTCCCGAGGATAACGTTGATTTGCGGGTTCGCTGTGATCATGTCCCCTACGATATTTGGAAGCAGCAGGGATATCTACAAACCACGGAAGGTAATGTCGTCCACTATGGCTTCATTGAACACTTTATTGATGATCTGGGAAAGAAATATCACATTCGTGAAATTGCCTTCGATCGGTGGGGAGCTGTCGAAATGGTTCAAAATCTTGAAGGTATGGGATTCACCGTGGTCCCATTTGGCCAGGGATTTAAGGACATGACGCCTCCAACTAAAGAACTAATGCGATTAACTCTGGAAAAGAAGATCGCTCATGGCGGTCATCCGGTCTTGCGTTGGATGATGGATAATATCTATATCCGCACTGACCCAGCTGGGAATATTAAACCTGACAAAGCTAAGTCAACTGAAAAAATTGATGGTGTAGTGGCCACCATTATGGGACTGGATCGTGCTATCCGAAATGAGGATAATGGTGACTCTGTTTATGATGGTCGAGGTCTATTAATGTTGTAATTACGAAAAACTGAAAGGAGTTGATGCCATGAGTCTATTTAATAAATTGTTCCATACTAATAAAGCTTCACCCAAAAATACCCTATCCAGCACCATGTCATTTTTCTTCGGCAGTTCGATGGCTGGCCAAAATGTGACCGAACGCACCGCAATGCAGAATACAGCAGTTTATGCTTGTGTGCGAGTCTTGGCTGAAGGATTAGCTGAACTGCCACTCCATATTTATCAATACACCAGTGATGGTGGCAAACAGCGGGCAACTAACCACCCGCTTTATTTTTTGCTTCATGATGCGCCAAATCCAGAAATGACCAGTTTTATCTTTCGTGAAACCATGATGAACCATTTATTGCTGTGGGGTAACGCCTATGCACAAATCATTCGAAACGGTCAAGGCGGGATCACTGGGCTCTATCCTTTGATGCCTGATCGAATGGACGTTAACCGTGCTGCCAACGGTGAAATCTACTACACCTATACTCGCAACTACGATGATTACCAGGCAAAAAATAAATCGAAGCAAGTAATTCTCTTGTCCGATGAAGTCCTTCATATCGCAGGGTTAGGATTTGATGGTTTGATCGGCTACAGCCCCATTGCTATGGCTAAGAATGCGATTGGATTATCTATGGCCGCCGAACAATATGGAGCCACCTTCTTCAAAAATGATGCCACACCTGGTGGTGTTCTCGAGCATCCTAATGTAGTCAAAGACCCTGAACGACTTCGGAAAAGTTGGCAGTCACAATTTTCGGGATCTAATAATCACAGCATTGCTGTCTTGGAGGAAGGAATGACTTTTCACCAGCTTTCCATTCCACCTGACCAAGCGCAATTTCTTGATACCCGAAAATTCCAACTCGACGAAATTGCCAGAATTTTTCGTGTTCCACCGCATATGGTTGGTGACCTAGACCGTTCAACTTTCTCAAATATTGAGCAGCAATCACTAGAATTCGTAAAGTACACCCTGAACCCTTGGTGCATTCGCTGGGAACAAGCTATGAATCAACAGCTACTTTCCGCTGATGATCAACGAAAATTCTTCGTCAAATTCAATGTTGATGGACTACTACGTGGTGATTACGAAAGCCGTATGAATGGTTACGCCATTGGTCGACAAAACGGCTGGTTGTCCGCTAATGACATTCGTGAGTTAGAGGATCTCAACCGTATCCCCGCTGATGAAGGCGGTGATCAGTACCTGGTTAACGGTAACATGCTGCCACTAAACCAAGCTGGTAACTTCTATAGTTCTCAGCCATCTAAAGAAAGTGAGGAACCAAAAGAATGAAACGTTTCTGGGACTGGAGCGGTCCTCAAAATCAACGTGTCTTAACTATAAACGGTACGATTGCTGAAAATAGCTGGGTTGATGATGAAGTCACTCCCCAAGTATTTCAAGATGAACTAAACCAAGGTAATGGGCCTATTGATATCTGGTTAAATTCACCCGGTGGTGACTGTGTCGCTGCCAGTCGCATTTATACAATGCTAATGAATTACCCCGATGATGTGAACGTCAAGATTGATGGTATCGCTGCTTCAGCAGCATCAGTTATCGCCATGGCAGGAACAAAAGTTTCTATGGCTCCAACCGCGATGATCATGATCCATAATCCATTAACTATTGTTGGTGGACAAAAAGAAGATCTTGATCAAGCTTCACAAATGCTAGCGGAAACAAAAGAATCAATCATTAATGCCTATGAGCTTAAAACAAACCTTCCTCGCGAAAAAATCTCATCCATGATGGATGACGAAACCTGGATGAATGTCAATAAAGCGATTGAGTTGGGCTTTGCTGACAATATGCTGGGCCAAGATAAAGATGTCACAGATTGTTACTCGTATTCAGATAAGCAATCTGAATTGGTTCTATTGAATAAGCTAAAGCCACAAACAAAATCTAATATCTCTGTAAAGTCGCTGCAGAAGCGGCTTTCTTTGTTATCACACTAATTTTTAGGAGGACTTATCAATGAGTAAGATTACTGAATTACAAGAAAAGCGTGCCCGTATTTGGAAGCAAGCAAAGGATTTTTTGGATACTAAGCAAAAGGAATCAGATGTACTTTCAGCTGAAGACAATGCCCGCTATGAAAAGATGGAGCAAGAAGTTGTCGACCTCGGCAAGGAAATCGATCGACGACACAAGCAAGCAGAAATTGAGGTGGCAATGAACCAACCTACCAGTAAGGCCCTTACTAATTCCCCAATTGCTAACCAGCTACCAAAGGGCCAGGAGGCTTATACAAAAGATTTCTGGCAAATGATGCGTGGTCATGCGGTCGTTGATGCACTGAAAGAAGGTACGGATCCAGACGGTGGCTTCCTAGTGCCCGACGAATTTGAAAATCAACTTATCCAAAAGCTTCAAGAAGCAAATGTCCTACGAACCATCAGCCATGTCATCCAAACCAATAGCGGTGAACACAAAATTCCAGTAGTGGCCAGTGAAGGTACCGCAGCCTGGCTAGAAGAAGAAGCGGCCTACACAGAGTCCAACACACAATTTAGTCAGGTGTCACTTGGAGCTCATAAGTTAGGAACCCTAATCAAAGTGTCGGAAGAATTACTAAACGATTCCGCATTTGATTTGATGTCCTATCTCTCTGATGAATTTGGCCGCCGACTCGGTAATGCCGAAGAACAAGCCTTTTTAACCGGTAACGGTACTGGTCAACCTACTGGCATCTTAACTGACACTAATGGTGCTTCAGCCGGATCCACAGCTGCTAAGGCCGATACGTTAACTTTTGATGATTTGATCGACCTTTTCTATTCCTTAAAGGCGGGTACTATCCCCTGTCAAGTTGACACTTATAAAAACGAAAACACAATTTTTCTTATCCGACCAAATCGTGGTAATATTCCGCCACGGTTTGGTCATTTCTTTTAG